GGCGATTTCACTGTAGTGAAAGGACGTGAGTTCTTTCACAATGGTGAACTTGCTTTTCCACCCGATCCCAATTACGTTGATGGCGCGTACCGGACCGTCTTCGGACCGTCCGTCGCGCACAATGGCAAAATTTACGCAGCGACAAATGAGAATGTCGCCCTTGCCATCCGTAGGCTGACCGGATTGCGTAAACCAAAAATTGAAGGACTACATCAACAATTATTTGATAATCAGACCAATATCCTCAAGACAGATGAACTCACCACGTTTTTCAACCGTGTTTCCAACATGTATTTTTCACATCTTTCCCCCGTCAAGTCCGTTGAAGAGGAGTGCGTCGAGCATCATGCCGACCCTCATCCAAAACAGCGCTTGCGAGTTGAAGCTTTTCGTGAAATGACTGAAAACGGTTGGATCGGTGACCCTGATCATCTATGGATACGGCGTGCTGTTTGGAAAATGAAACGCTTAGAATGGGCCAAACCAGGCAAGAAACCGCGGATGATTGTCGATCTGAAGACTCCGGCATCACTCCTTGGCTTCAGACTGATGGAGGCTCTCAAACGTGCGCAATCATGTGAAGATCTCGAGATCAATGGAGGTTTAGTACATTTTTGTAAATCCCCTGATCCTTTTGAGATGCAACATATCTTTGAGGAGTTACACAACCCGACAAAGCGATTTTATTTCGTTTACTTCTCCGATGATGCTTGCTTTGCTGTGCATACGCCTGAAGGAATTAAACGTTACAATCTCGACATTTCTTCCTGTGATGCCTCACATTCACCAGCGCTTTTTGAGTTGTTAGTCCGACTCTTCCCCTCAGAGCAGCGACACGATGTTCAACGGCTTGTTGACCAGTGCCAAGCTCCTCTCAAAATCATTGCTACGCAAAACCCGAAGATGCAAGTAGTTATCAAGCCCACCCGGCCCATGTTATACTCTGGTTCCACAATAACCACTGCTATTAACAACCTCGCAAATATCCTTATCGCCCATGCGCTCTCAAAACTCACAGAATTCTCTGCGATGTCGATTGAACGAGCTGCAGCAAGTGTTGGATACATTGTGACTGGTACCGAACCGCTTGAGAATTACCATGACTTGCAATTCCTGAAGCACTCCCCTGTTTTTGATGCTGACGAACTCATTCGCCCAATGCTCAATTTAGGCGTGTTGCTCCGCTCCTCTGGAGTTTGCCATGGAGATCTCCCAGGACGTGGACCCCTTAGACCAAGGGCCGAAGCGTTCCAACGTGGACTCCTGCAAGGAATGTACCCAAAGACTGACCTACCCTGGTTGCAGCAGACGCCTGGCCCTGTCCTTAAGTTACCGTATATGACGCAACTTGAGATTGACTACAAGCTAGTGTCTCGCCCTGACTATCCTCGGTTTACACCTCAGACTTCTTCGATCATGCAACGATATCGCCTTGATGATGCCGACCTTGCCGAATTACATCAATTTGGCGCGGCTGGCTTTGGTGATTGTTTTCGTGGCAGGGCATTTGATAAGATTCTAGCCAAGGATTACGAGTTGTCTACAACGACATACGAAGTGATCGAGTCTAATCGTGCTTTCTGTGATTCACATTGTTAAACAAACAAATCAAATCTTGTAAGTTACTCAATTCTTACTTCACTAGAGACCACAAACTAGTAAAAGCGTGGGTTCAAGAGTGCTT